TAAAGCTGGTAATTGGAACGCATAAGAACAACCTTTCTTTTAAAACACATCTAACTTATACTATCTTTCAAAGATAGTGACAGTGAAAAATATTTACTTTTTATGTGGTTTGCCTAGGTGTGGAAACACTTTGCTTGCATCTATATTAAATCAAAATCTAAACATAAGTGTTACTGCTAATTCTATAACAGCAGATATTTTATATAATCTTGAACAACTTAAAGAAACAACAAACTTTAAAAATTTTCCTGACCATCATTCGTTAGATAATTTAATAGAAGGTTCTTTAGAACTATATTTTAAAAATTATAAAAGCAATCATATTATTGATAGAAGTCCTTGGGGAACTCCTAAAAATACAGAGCTTATAAAAAAATATATTACCTTAAATCCAAAATTTATTATTTTAGAAAGACCATTTATAGAAATACTTGGCTCTCTTGCTAAAGTAAAAAATTGGAATAAAAAAAATTTACAAGATTCTTGTTTTTATGAAATGACTGAAGGCATAACTGCTACTTATGCTTATGCTATATATAACATTATTAAAAGTGATAATGATTACATAAAAATTAATTATGAAGATTTAACAATAAATCCTGAAAAAAATATAAAACGCATTTATAAATTTTTAAATATTCCAATCTATAAACATAGGTATATTGATTTAGAACAATTTTCTATAAACAATATTAAATATGATGATAGTGTTTTAGATGGGGTGTATCATGATGTTAAAGAAGATAAAGTAGAAAAAAACAATTATGATTTAGATATGTATTTAAGCAAATCAATTATAGATAGTTATAAAAATATGTCTTTAGAAAAATGGGTAAAAAATTTTTTAATAGAGAGAGGCTATTTTGAATCTTAAATGGTATTACTGGTATTTTAAATCGGCTGTTCCTGAAAGAATATGTGATGATATTGTTCGTTATGGTAAAGAACAAAATAAAGAAATGGCTCTTACAGGTACTGCTAATAAAGATAATTTAACTAAATCAGACCTTAAAAATATTCAAAAAAAACGCAAGTCAGATATTGTATGGATGTATGACAAATGGATATACAATGAAATACAACCTTACATACACCAAGCAAACGCAAGTGCTGAATGGAATTTTGAATGGGATTTTAGTGAATCTTGTCAATTTACTGAATATAAAAAAGGTCAGTTTTACGATTGGCATTGTGACTCTTATCAAGAGCCTTATAACAATCCTGAAAATAGAAATTCACATGGTAAATATAGAAAACTTAGCATGACTTTATCTTTAACTGATCCTGACGAATATAAAGGTGGTGATTTAGAATTTGATTTTAGGAATCAAGATGAAGCATCGCAACCAAAAGTTTGCACAGAAATTAGACCAAAAGGAAGTATAGTTGTTTTTCCTTCTTTTGTTTGGCATAGAGTCAAACCAGTAACCAAAGGAATACGACACTCTTTAGTGTGTTGGAATTTAGGATATCCATTCAGATGAGCTTTAAGAAAAATAAATACCAAGTTATTAAAGGTGCTATATCAACAGAGTTAGCAGACTTTTGTTATCAATACTTTTTAAATAAAAGAGCAGTAGCAAGACACTTGTTTGATGATAGATATATTTCACAATTTACAGATTACTTTGGCGTTTGGAATGATGTGCAAATACCTGACACCTATTCGCATTACGCTGATATTGTTATGGAAACTTTATTACAAAAAGTTAAACCTATCATGGAAAAAAAATCAGGCGTTAAGCTAACTGAAACTTATTCTTATGCAAGAATCTATAAAAAAGGTGACGAGTTAAAAAGACACAAAGATAGAGACTCTTGTGAAATATCAACTACTATGTTTTTAGGTGGTGAGGATTGGTCAATATTTTTAGAACCATCAGGTGAAAGGGGTAAAAAAGGCAAAGAGATTAAATTAGAAAAAGGCGATATGCTTATATATCGTGGTTGCGATTTAGAACATTGGAGAGAACCTTTTGAAGGTGAAAACTGTGGACAAGTGTTCTTACACTATAATGATGCCAGTAGTCCAAAAGCAAAATTTAACAAATTTGATGGCAGACCGATGATAGGGTTGCCTGGATATTATCAATCAAGTAGTTAAAGTTATATGCACATAAAAATTCCAAACTTTTTATCAAACGAAGAGTGCAGGTTAATTGAAAAAATTTGTTTAGAAAAGGAACAAGAAATACTTTCTTTGCCTGTATATGATAACTTTTTTTCAGGCACAACTGACAGACATCAAAATTATAACTTTTTAAACTTTGTTCCTGAAATAGACATAACAAGTAAAATTTTTAATTTACCGATTATGCAAGATGAAGATGAGTGTTGGATTCAATGTTGGGTTAATATTCTTCATAAAGGCGAAGAAATACCTATGCACAATCATGGTCATCCTGAAAATATTTTTTATTCTTGTAATGTATTTATTTCAGGTCCAAATGATTGTTTTACTTTTTATGATGATGTAGGTCATGTATCTAACAGGGTGGGTGAACTACATTTAATTGATTGTCACCTTTTTCATGGTGTAAAAAAGAACATAAACGAGCAACCAAGGCTGTCTATTGCTTGTGATATACATTTTAGTGATCCAAAAGATTTTGAAAATTACGAGCAAAGAATTTTACATGCTAAAAGAAATTAACATATAATCAATTAGGAGAAAATTATGTGGAAAAAAATTAAAGACTGGTTTATGAGTGGCTATGAAAGAGTTAGAGCTAGAGATAAAAAAGGCAGATATATTAAAGATGATCCTAAAACTAAAAAAAACGAAGCCTATACTTTAAGGAAAAAAAAGAAATAATGGCTACCGCTAATGAATCTTTTGCAAAAATAGCTGCACATGAAAGAGAGTGCACTATTCGATATGAAAACATCGAAAAAAGATTAGATCAAGGACAGGTAAGATTTAACAAATTAGAAAATATGATTTGGGGATTGTATGTCTTGATGATTACTTCAGGCGTTCTTGCAGGAATGTTTGTTAATTAGGAGTTATAAATGGAAGAAATACAAACTAAAAAAGTTAATTTAGAACTAGATATAGATACCAGTATAAATAACACTGGTGTTAATCCTTATCAAAAATGGATTCATCTTGCTAAAGCAGTCGATGCTTGGCGTATATTTCCACGCTTGTTTTTAAGTGTGTATATGTTTTTACTCTATTACTCAACCATGTGGTTTATGGGATTAGAAGAACCTAGTCTTGAACAATCAGGTCTTATATCTATCATTGTAGGTGCAGGAGCAGCATGGTTTGGTCTATACGCAGGTACTAGCAATAGTTCTAAGTCGTTTAAAGGCGAACAATAATGTATGAATATGGTTGCACAGTCACTAGGGTGGTTGATGGCGACACTATTGATGTTGTCCTTGATCTTGGTTTTTCTATTCTTCACAAGTGTCGTGTACGCCTTTATGGGATTGATACACCTGAATCTCGCACAAGAGATAAAGACGAAAAAGCTAGAGGCAAATTAGCTTCAAAATTTCTTAAAGATGCCATTGATAATGGAAAAAAAGTTGTTTTAAGATCAAAACTTAAAGATTCTAAAGGAAAATATGGTAGAGTTTTGGGAGAGGTTATTGTAGATGACATTAATATCAATGTGTCTATGATAGAAAACTATCTAGCTGTTGCATATCATGGACAAAGCAAAGATGATATTGAGGCAGAACACTTAGTAAATAGAGATAAATTAATAAATTTAGGAGTTTTTATCCCAAATGAACGAAAAGGATCAAAGAAAACATGACAACATGCTCGTTTGGGCAGGGCTTTTATTCCTTATAACATTGGTTACAGGTTTTTCAATCAATGCAAACGCACAATCAAACCAACAATCAGGCACAGCCTGTGTCAATGGTACACAGTATTGTGAAAATAATTCTTTAGATACAGTCAACACCACAACTACGACAAATACCAACTCAAATACCAACACTAACACTAACACCTCAACTTCGACTAATACAAATAATAATTCTAATACCAATGTTTCGACTAATACCAATAATTCGACCAATGTGAACACTAATACAAATTCAAACACAAATTTGAATACGAATATTAATACTTCTACAGCAAATTCGACCTCAAATAACACCAACAATAACAATAATGTAAATACTTCAACTTCTACCTCTACTGTAAATTCAACAGTAAATCAGAATGTTAATAATACAAATAACAGCACATCCAATAACACGAATACCAATACAAACATTAATAAATCTGAATCTGAGTCCAATGTGTCAACTAACAATGTTAATCAAAATAATAACAATACTAAGTCTGACAACACCAACAGAAACATAAACGAATCGAATAGCACACAAACAATAAATCAAAACATTAAATCTGAAGCTCCTCCTGCATCTGCTATCGCACCATCTATCATGTCTTATTCACAGGATTTATGTACTACTGGTGTATCAGGTGCATTTCAGGGTCAGGTCTTTGGTTTTTCAGGTGGTAAAACTATTACAGATGAAAACTGTGAAAGGCTAAAGTTATCTAAGTATCTATACGATATGGGCATGAAAGTAGCATCAGTTGCGTTGCTATGCCAAGATAAAAGAGTATTTAAAGCTATGTCTATGGCAGGAACTCCTTGTCCATATGAAGGCAAGATAGGTAAAGAAGCATCAGCAGAATGGGAAAAAAACCAATCTAAAAGACCTGATGTAGATGATGCAGAAAAAGAATACATTGCTAAATGTACACATGAGACTAACCCAAACAGAACCAAGATTAATAAAGATGTTGTGGGTTTAGTTAAAAAAACTTACACAAGAAAGACTAAAACCACGAAACAATGCCGAAACGAATTTTATGCTACGCAGTAGCTAGTCTGCTATCCTTTAGTGTATATGGACAATACACTTACGAATCAGGACAAGATTTATACCACCTACAAACAAACGCTAATAACTTTGAGGGCGAGTTAGCATACGAGGTTTCTGATGATGGTATTAGCCCTGCAATTGACCTTTCTTTTAATTTTACTTTTTATGGCACTACATTTACACAGGCAAGAATGTCTACGAATGGATGCCTTAATTTTGGTAATAGTGGTAGCTATTGCAATGACTATACTCCTGACCCTATTAATGGACAACACACCTATACAATCTATGGTTTTTGGACTGACCTAATTAGAGACAACGATTCTCGCATGAAGTCTTGGGGTGATAACAGCAAGATGATCTTTGGATGGTACGACATGAGAGAGTACAACAGAGC